TGACAGAAGAAGACTCGAAGCCCTTGACTTCCCAGAGTTGCATAGTAGTGTTTTCCATGTCTATATATTACAGCATAATATAGCACATTGCAATATTTATTTAGTTATTAACTACATAGTATTATTTTCTTGACAAACCGCAGGATCCATGGTAATAATCAAAAAATTTGACAAAATTTTGTAGGCATGGTGTTTACCATGCCTATGAGTAAAGTTCAAAAAAAAAAATATTTAATTATCCCTTGACTTTCGTCAAGGGATATGGTAGTGATTATGCACACACTACCCGTTTGCGAAAAATGTCAATCAATCTGCTGTTTTCTGCTTCGATGTCACCCCTTGAGATGAGGTTCTTGATTGCATTCTCAGGTGTGTCCTGGGATAGGTTTTGACGAATCACAAGGGTTGATTCAAAAATGTGAAGGTATTGGAGTTGGAACATATACAGTTGGTTATGTGTACGTTGTTCCATAGTTTCATGGTATGGGAGGGAATAGCGTCGGTCTTCAAAGTCATTTCTAAGTTTAGCATATGCCATTGCCTGTCCGACAGACTTGAAGGTTTCCAAAGCCCAAAGGAATGTATCGACAATGCCTTCATATGCAAAGACATACAGTTCGCTTGAATTCCAAGCACAGGCAATACAATCCTGTCCGTTTGCTGTCTGACCTACAAAGAGAGACTTGACCGACGATGATTGGAAATTCTTGATTTCCCAGAGTTTCATAGTAGTGTTTTCCATACCTGTATATTACAGCAAGTTATATCACTTTGCAATACTTTCTACGTAACAAATAATTAATATTTATTTTCTTGACAACGGGTCAGATCTGTGGTAGTGAATAAAAAATTTGACAAAATTTTTTAGGTATGGTGTTTACCATACCTAAGAGTAAGATTCAAAAAAATAAATTAAATAAAAATATCCCTTGACTTACGTCAAGGGATATGATGATTACATCGACATTATCATGTCAATGTCTTCAACATTGATTTGCAGTTGACGGACACCATTTCTGTCCTTGAATTGAATGACTGGGGAAAGTCCCAGAGCATAAAGCTCTTGGAACTTTAAACAAGCTGTTTTCCACAGCTCTTTTTCAGTTCCATTGAAAGCAAGTTCAATGACATTCAACATGATGTTCATGTCATTGTAATTAGTGACGCAAAGAGACCCAGACAGAGTTGCAGCTTGAGCTTGTTGTGTGTTCATACTGTAAGTATATCACAATGTATATACTTGTCAAATTAAAAATAAATATGACAAAATTTTTGTAGGCATGGTTTGTACCATGCCTAAAGATAAATCCCAAGTATTTTCTTGGGATTTATATTATTCCACTACTTCCCAATCGTCACAGCAGAAGTCATTGAGTACATCATAAGTCATTCTTACAGCATCACCAGGATAATAGCACTTTTCTCCTCTTTTGGCTTGATATTCTGGAGTATCATATATATCAGCGACACCAGTTATTTCATCACAAGAATATGATTCAAGATATTCTTTTTTATCCCAACCTGCTCTTTTGACTTTTACATTGCCTTTTCTCAGTAAATCCAATGCTTCTAATCCAGTCATTTAGTAGCTCACTTACAACAATAGTATATCATATTGTATATACCTGTCAAATAAAATAAATATACTTGCAATCCAAATATATATAATGTAATATAGTGTTATGAACAAAGACACTACAGTAATCGTTGACCATGGTTCAGCTCTTTTTGGCACTTACACTGCTGGTTTTTTCTGCAATGAAGATATTACAGTAGAAAACATCGTAGCAGAAATATCTAAGCGTTTAGGTGTTAAGTGTACTACTACAGGATATAACGAAGAATATCACAGCATAACAGTTATTGTTTCAAGAAACTAATCACTATCATGTCCCTTGACATTTGTCAAGGGACATATTTATTTTGACAAAATTTTTTAGGTATGGTAAGTACCATACCTAAAATAATATTTCAAAAAAATAAATTAAATAAAAATATCCCCTGACAAAAGTCAAGGGATATTTTTACATCGACAAAATCATGTTGATGTCCCAGTCGTGAATTTGAAGTTGACGAGTTCCCCGATTGTCCTTGAATTGAACAATCGGGAGAAGCCCTAGAGAACGCAACTCTAGAACTTTGGAAGCAGCTTGTTTCCAAAGTTCCTTTTCAGTGCCAGTGAAAGCAATTTCAATGACACTGAAATCGGTAGTGACGCAAAGAGTGCCATTAAGGGCAGTAGTGTTTTCCATGCTGTAATTATATCATAGTGTATATACTTGTCAAATTAAAAATAAAATATGACAAAATTTTTTAGGTATGGTAAATACCATACCTAAAAGTAAACTTCAAAAAAATAAATTAAATAAAAATATCCCTTGACAAATGTCAAGGGATATGATCAGCCTAGTACTCTTGGTAGGATTGATCCCTGTCCCATTCTTCAAGAGCAGATTCTGTTGCATCCTGTAGCAGATCTGACAGGGACATTGTTGGGTTCTGTTTTACCAGATCCTTCAACTCACAGACAACGTAACCTTTAAAGGCTGGATCACCTTCAACGTGATCATTGACGAACTGTGTGATAGTAGTGTTTTCCATGTCTATATATTACAGCAATCTATATCACATTGCAATACTTATTTAAAAACAATATTTAACTTGACAACTGATCGGATCCGTGGTAGTAAAAAAAAATTTGACAGAATTTTTTAGGTATGGTATGTACCATACCTAAGTCAGATAAATAAAAAAAATAAATAAAAAAATATCTCTTGACATACGTCAAGAGATTGTGTTGATGATGTATAGAGTTACTTCTGGTAACTCACCCAAGCATCCCACACTACATCAAAACTATCCGCACTGAAAAGCACCTTCTGACCATTTTGGATGTCCTGCACAACTACCCACTTGTCACCCGTCTTGCTCATATATACCATTGTCCTAACTCCTTATGAATATAATATATCACTTTATGTATATAATGTCAAGAAGATATTCGTATAAAACATATATGGAAAGTGTAGAGACAGATATATCAGTTATAGATATGGAAAAAATGATCTTTGACGTGTGGATCTATGTAAACCCGTTAACAGGAAAACATGCTAAAACAACAAATACTGGAAAGCTTGCTGTGTTTGTAAATGAAGAAGTTGGTAGGAGTTGGGAAACAATATCCACAGCATTGACTGGTATGATAGGATATAAAGCAACTTGGGATGAGATGATAGATATAGCAACCAAGCAGACAGGTGGAAAATATGAGTTATTTACTATTTGTTGTAACTAATATACTAAGTTTATGTATGTTGATGTGGTTATGTATTTTTAGTTATATGGTATGGAAGAATGGCAAAGATAATAAATAAGACGGATCATGTTATAGCACTTATGGTAGATGATAAGTGGGAAACTTATATGCCCCAAGGTTTATCATGTAAGTTAAAAGGTATAAAATCAGATCCAATAACTAAAGATGGTATACAGTTCAATCCTATGCGTTATGATAGTGTTATATCTTTACCTAATAGAGAGTTAGGTACTATTATTATTGTTGAACGTGAAGTAGCTTTATTTATATGGAAGACTAAGTATAGGGAAGATGTATGTTATCTTGATCATCCTATGGTTAGAGATGATAAGTATAATAGTCTAGCTGCTATGAGTCTTGTATGTATGAGTGAAGCATTAGTACGTTATTGTTTATAAGAGAGGTAGGGGGGGTATGTTACAATTATGAGTGGGTTCCCCCCTCCCCTCCTGATTAAAAAACACACACCCAAACAAATCGCACAGACATTTTGGGGGAACATAGGGGGGGCTTATAATTTTCGAGTTTTCCCCAGAGAATAACCATCCTTTTTGGGGAAGTATGGGTGGAGAAAATTGGGGTAGATAGGGGGGGTATCATGATTTTCGAGTTTTTGGAATTCTGAGACCATCCTTTTTGTCTCCGATACTTATATTAATATTCCCCCTATTATAATCTCTCAAACTTATACCAAACAATATCTTTTATGTTGTTTGGTTTTTTCATTTTAATTTCTTTTATTTGGTATACATTTTGAGAAGATTTCTTGGATACATTCTAGCTGTTATATTTCTTTGTTATAAATCTTTGTTTATATTTTTATTTTTATGGTTAGCTAGATTTATCCAAGAGTATGGGGGGGTGTTAATTTTTAATGATATCGGAAATTTGTAACTATCCTTTTTGCTGTGGGATTGTAATTATAATTTTTGTTATTTGTGGGTATTATTAATTTATTATGGCAGCATTATCTTGGGATAGGATTGTAGAAAGAGGGAAGCAGCACAATAAGACTGTTTTATGTGAAGTTGAGAAAAGGCATGGGTGTAGATATTTCACAGTAAGGTGTATCATTTGTGAAAGTGAAAAAAATTCATTATTGAGTGGATTTAAGAATTGCCATACTTGCTCATCAAATAAAACAAGAAGAAGCACAGAAGAGTTTGTAAATCTGTCCAAAAGTATACATGGTGAAAAATATGATTATAATTTGGTTGAGTATACTAATAAAAGAACAAAAATTAAGATTTTTTGCAAAGCCTGTAATGAATTATTTTTGCAAAGACCTTGTTCACATCTAAAGGGAGGGGGATGTAACACTTGTGCAATTAACCAAAAAAAAGATGATACTAATTCTTTTGTTATGAAATCGAAAGCTGTTCATAAAAATAAATACAACTACGATCTAGTACAATATTCAAATTCTTTGACCAAAGTTAGAATTATATGTAAACAATGTAATAATATTTTTGAACAATTACCAAGCGATCATATAAGTGGACATGGTTGCAGAAAATGTGGTTTTGACTTTGTATCTAACTTACATAGATCGAGTACTGAAGAGTTTATCATCAAGGCAAGACAAAAACATGACGATAGATATAGTTATGATTTAGTTACTTATGTTCATGCTTGTGAAAAAGTTAAAATAATATGCAATAAATGCCAATTTATATTTAATCAGCAACCTAATAGTCACTTAAGTGGTGCAGGTTGTCCAAGATGTGTAATTAGAAGTAAACCTCAGACTACAGAACAATTTATTTTGAAAGCAAATAGTAAACATCTAGGAAAATATGATTATAGTTTAGTGGATTATGTAAATACTGAATCAAAAGTAAAAATTAAATGCAATAAATGTAATAATATTTTCAAACAATCTCCAAGTGTTCATTTGGGTGGTTCTGGATGTCCTAAGTGTAGAGAATCAAAAGGAGAAAATAAAGTAGCTAAATATTTGGTAAAAAATAATATAAGTTTTACTCCACAAAAAATTTTCAAGACACTTAAATACAAGTCATATTTAAAACCTGATTTTTATTTAGAAGATTTTAATTTATTAATTGAATATGATGGTGAATTTCATTTTAAAGCTTTAATTGGATTAACTCCTGAAATTAAACAAAAAAATCTAGAAGTACAACAACAAAGAGACAAAATAAAAAATGAATGGGCAAAAGCAAACAATATTCCTTTGCTCCGTATACCTTATTGGGATTTTGATAGGATTGAAGAATTGATTGA